TTCGTCCATTTCTTCTTTACCTTCGTCCATGTCTTCACCTTCAGCCATATCGACAGCAGTCATTTCATCATCTTCTACTTCGATTTCGCCTTCAGCGTCAACATCAACTTCTACATCGTCTTCGAATCCTTCTCCGGCTTCAAGCTCTCCAGCTTTAACCATGTCTTCGATTACGTCTTCGATGAATTTTTTAAGGTCTTCTTCTGACATGTCTTCAAGATCGATTTCTTCATCTTCACCTTCTTCAGCGTCTACTTCAACTTCCTCTTCCGAGTCCATTTCAGCTTCTTCTTCTTCGGCTTCGTTTACTTCCTCTTTCTCTTCGTACATTTCATCAGATCCTTCTTTCATTTCATCTTTTTCTAGCTCGGCTAAAATTTCATCTAAATCCATTTCTTCATCCATCTCTTCTGCCTCGTCCATTTCGTCCTTGGCTTCTTCGATTGATTCTTCAACTTCATTTTCAGAAACTTCAACTTCAGCTACTTCTTCTTTGCCTTCGTCCATCTCGTCGTAGCCTTCCTCTACTTCGTCCTTATCCATTTCCTCAAGTTTTTGAGCGAACATGGCTTGGAGTTGTGGAGAGAATGCTTCTTCAAGAGCAACTTTAGCATTTGCAATGGCTGATTCCTTAACGGCTTTAGCATCAGCGATTGCTTCTTTCAAGAAATCTCTGTTCATTTTTCCTAAATTTTTGTTGGGAAACTACGTTTATTCAAGAAACGTAATGGGGGGTTTTACATATAATTTCGATGCCATATAAGAGATGGCATATTGACAATAATACGTATATGAAAATCTTTTAAAGTCGCAATAAAAAAGAAAAGCCCTCTTTCGAGGGCTTCAGTCCTAGGATACTATCCTAAGGGGGGTTATAGAATCGGACACTGTCCGTTAGAGCATAGAATTTCTGAGATAATAGAGTTTACATTTATATATTTATCTTGTTTAGAAAAATCTAGGCCCTCTTTTACTAAATGCATATATGAGCCAGGGTTAGAAGGTGTTGATACGAAATCCCAACATAACAATTCAAAGTCATCTTGTACTTCCATTAATTCACCTACTTGTTTTAGGGAACCCATCCCTCTAGAAGATACTCCAACTGTAATTCCGTTATCAATGAGCGCTTTTAGGATATTACCTGATGGAGTAGGTAAGATCTCAATCTTACCCATAACATTATCTTCATCCCACCACATATCTTTAATGTTGTGAGAAACGTTTTTAAGATTAATTACTTGGGATTCGGGATGATCTAATTCTCCCATGGCTCTATTTTCTTTAACGAGCTCATTGTACTTGTCAATTTCTCTTTCCCATAAATCTTTAGAGTAGTAACGACCATTACCGTTTTTTACTTCGGCAGTCGCTAGAACACCCTCTACAATAGGGTTACCTCTCTCCGAAACCTTACCCTCTGTTAAGGATACAGGATTTACTTTAAAGAGTTGAGTTTCGACTAGTACTTTTTTCATCTTATTCTTCGGTTTGAGTTTCGTCTACTACTTCTTTTTTAGCGTATTTTTTACCGCTCATTTTTTCGTAAAGTTTTTCCATCTTCATTTTTTTCTTTTCAAGATCTTTAACTTCACGCTGCATATCTTTCATTTTCTTTTTGTCTACCAGTTCAGATAAACTTTCATCTTCAGTAACCATAGAAATTCTTTGGTTTTTACCTTCGATGATTTCTTCCAATGCTTCGATTTGCATTTCTAGAGTAGCGATTTTTCCGTTTTTCTCGATTTCGGCAAGTTTAGAATCTGTTGATTCTTTTTTCATTTTTTTCTTTTCGATCTTTTCACCTGCTTTAACTCCAGCTCCATAAGCATCTTGCTCACCTTTATCTTTGGCTGTTACACCTTTTGAACCTTTGTCATCACGTTGAAATTCAGAATAACCTTCTACGATGTCTAATAAATTAATTCTACCTTCGTTCATAGGGACTTTTTCCATTTTATCGGTTTTTGAAGCTTTTAAACCAGGTAATTCGTCAGTATAACCAACACCTTTTTCTCCAAATTGACCGTCTTTAACATAATGTAACTGATCTTTAGCTAAATTTTTAGCTACGATTTCTTTTAACTCATCAACTGATTTATCCACATTTTTAGGATCTTTCATTTCAGTATAATATCCTTCTAAAAATGCCTCACCATAAACGTTATCTACGTTTTTAGGATCTTTATAATCAAAGTTTTTTTCTTCAAGATCAGTTACTTCTTTTGAAGTTTTCTTTTCTTCAGCTTTTGCTTCAACAAGATTATCATTAAAGATTTTAAACCAATCAGGATTTGATTTACCTGTAGTTACCATTCCTAAACCAAATATACTTTCTGAAATAATATGGTTATGTTTTAAGCTAGAGATTGTTTCATTTAGAGTAGCTGCGTTGCGAACAAAATTAGGGAATTGTTTTTTGGCTGCTTTTACAAATGTTTCAGCATTGCCTTTCCCTTCTTTAATAAGGTTATATTGTTCTTGTAATGTTTTTTGTTTCATTTTATTTATAAATATTATAAAGTTTATGCTCCCGTTCCTCTTAATCGTAGAGTTGCTGCTGTTACATTATTTGCAGGGGTAAATATTAATTCTCCCCCACCAGACGAAACAACAACTCCAGCTTTATAGTTATCACTTACAATATTTACTATTCCAGACCCTAATGTAAAAGATCCAGATAAATTTTGTGGTGATGAACTATCATAAAAACCATCAGCATTCCTAACAGTCTCTAGTACAAAATAAGAAGAATAGTCTAATGGGTTATCAATACTGTATGTAACAGGAGACCCAGCCGTCAAATTTGATGGTTGGGTTTCAATACTTTGTGTTACTGAAACATTAATAGCCATTATTCTTCTCCTTTAAGTAAATCTTTAATATCGTTAATGTAATCCTTAACTAAATCTGTAGGTTTAACCACAGCATATGAGCTAGGATTATCTGTATAATATTGAACAGTTTCGTTTTTAGCATTAGATAACATTTTATAAACATCATTTAATTGTTGTTCAATTTCATCAAATGCTGCAATTCTTCTTTTTTGGAAAGAATCTGAACTTTCTGCTTCAAATAAATTTTTCACTTCTAAACCTGATCCTTTGATTTTGTTTGGGACTAATTTATACCCGAATTTCTTAGTGTACATACCACCATCAGAATATTTACCTTTTTTCTTACTACTAAAGGCATTAGGTGTAGCATATTGAGCCCCTGTTCCAGGAGTAAATGAAGCAGCACCAGTACCACCACCAGTTGTAGAAATTTCTTCTAATTGAGATTTAATTTGATTATATTGATCAGGATAACTTTTACGAAGGTGGGTTCTGTATTTGTTAAATACATCTTTTAATTCACCAGCTATATCTTTAATACTTTGATCATTTCTAGCATCCTCAGTACCCATTAATTGTTTTAATGCTTTAACAGCACTAGACATTTTCTTTAATGAATCACCAAATGAAGCTAATTTAATAATATCATGAGATACAGAATTAGTTTCAGGATTAACATTACTAGTTTTAAAATAAGTATCTAAATTATCAGAAAAAAAATCACGTTCCATATTTACAGGACCGTATTTATCTTCTAAACGCTTAAGTAAAGCAGGATCTACGTCTTTAGGTTTTAATACTGCTTCTTTTAATTTGTATTTGTAATTACCCATTTGCTACAGTAAGTTCATCTAAAAGATTATGGTACTGTAGTAAGTCTACTAAATGATCGCTTTTAACAGTACATCTTTTATCTAATTCAACAATAAGTTTAGAAACTTCTTGCAACTTAATTTTTACTGCTTCATTATTAGTTTTTTTAATTTCAGCAGATAATTTTTCTTGGATGTATTTTACTTCAGAATTGTAAAATTGTTTTAAATGTGAAGTTGAATCTACTGATTCAATAAATTCTTTAAGAATGTGTTTTTGTCTTGAACTTAAATCGGAGTATTTGTCATTAAATTTCTCCAGCATAATACGATAAGTTAAAGTTCTAAGATCCTTATCGTATGATTTAAACTCTTCAATTACATCTCCTTTTACTTCTTGTCTTTCAACAGATGCTTGGGTTAAGTGCTCTAAAAGAGTTACTTTATTATCAATAATTTGATTTGGATCGGTTGCTTTTTGAGTATTGTAAACTTCAAAAAGTGTATAAAGAGCTGCTTGTGCTTTATAATCATAAAGTTTTGTTTTAAACAAATCATCTACATTATAATGCTCTTTAAGTTCTTTAATTAAATTATATTTTTCTTTACGAAGTTGAGATCGATTTAATTTCTGTGAAGCTTCAACTACAGTTGTAATAATGGTATTAGCTTTACCTTCACCAATATTTTTAGCTTTAAATACAGTCTCGTATAATTTATATTCTTTTCCTAACTCGGTATTAACAAAATATTTTTTTAAGATTTTAATGGCAGCGGAGTTACTGCCCGATAATGTATCAGCTGTAATTCGCTTTACCAATACCTCAAATAAAATACCGGTATTTTTGAATTTTGAGTGTTTTATATACATCAATACTTATTTTTTTATAAATATGTTAAAATTCCTACTCTTTAATATTTGATTCATCTAGAAGTGAGCTTCCACGTTTATCTTCCTCAAATACTAATTGTTTTTTCGCGACTTTTATATTTTTTAACATACCTTTATGCTTTAAGAATTGATTGTTTTCAAGGGCAAGAGGTGAACCGCCTTTAAAATCTACTTTAAGCTTATCATTACTATTGTAATCTTTTTTCATTCCAGCAGAACCTAATCTATCTTTACCAAAATTATCATCTTGAGTATTACGTTTAGATGCTTTTTCTTTAGGACGACCTAAATCTTTTTCATCTTCATTGTACCCGTCTGGAACATTTGCAGGGTCAGACATCATTCTACCTTGACCATATAATGAAGCTAAGTCATGAGGTGTACCATATGATTTACCTGTTTCAACAGGGTCATTACCTTCAGCCTCAATTTGAGATAAACGGAATTTACGCATTACATCTGAGCGGATTAAATCTCTATATTCATCGTATTGGTCTTCACTTAAATGGAATACATTATCGTAAATCCAATCTGATGGGAATAATTGGGTTTCCATCATTTGTTGAGCTAAATCCATTTTTTCTTTCATCAATGCAATTCTTTCTTGATCATAAATGATTGAAGGAGTTGTCATTGATAATTCAAAATTAGCTAATTGTTCGTCTCTATACCCTTGAGTATACAAGTGAACCAAAGCAATTTTATATAATTCAGATGTAATAATACGTTGAATACGCTCAATTGTACGAGCAAAACGAATATCTTGAGCAGCCAATGTAGCTTTACCATCTGTATTTTCATCGTAACCCATAAATGCTTTAGGCACTTTAAGGGCTGCAAATAATTTGTCTCTTAGATAAGTAACGTCTTCAATACCATCCCACTGTAATCCATTTGCGGTATCAATTTTAGTTGCTGTATCATTACCTCTTACTGGGATGTAGAAATCCTCAAGTAAGTTTTGCATGTTATATTTTAAGTTATACTCACCTGATGTTTGATCAACATATGGAGTACGTTTCATTTTAGAAACTGTTTTTTCCATAAATGCATCAATCTCATTAGGAGGAATAGAACCAACATTCATATAGAAAATACGTCTTTCAGGTGCACGTACAATCCTGTGGATCAACATTGCATCTTCCATTAACGTATATTGTTTAAATAATTTACGAGCTGGTTCAATATAACTTCTACCATAAGGTAAGAAATTCATATCCGTTAATAAACGGAAATGGGCCATTTCGTAATTATCAAAAATAATAGAGTTTGCTGTTGAACCAGCATTTGGAACATTATAATATCCATAATCCGAAGCAGAAACTCCTTCTGGGTCAAATCGGAATTTTATTTCGGTTGGATTTTCTTTATCTACTCCTTCTATTCTTTCAATATGAAAAGCCGTATAAGGGATAACATTATAAACACCAAATTTTTCAGCAATTTCTAATTTAAGGAAGAAATCACCGTATTTACACATATTACGAACCCAAGGCCAAAGGTTAAATTCTACATTTAAAACATCATAGAATAGATTATATAGAATTTTCTGAATATCTTCATCTGATGATTTAATTTGTAATACCTCACCCATATCATTTTTAAGAGTACTTTCATCAGCTATAATATCAAGAGCAGATGCAATAATAGCATCCGTATCCATTGCATCATAATCCGAATAAAGTGAAGGTCTTAAATATTGATAATTAAAATTGGTTTGTTGACCATATAATGAAGTACCTGAGTTAGTATAAATTCTGTTGAATCTGTCTACTAGGGCATTAGTCTGTAAATCTCCTGTTCTTTGGATACTGTTTACATCAAAGACTTTAAGTTGATTACCCCCAGCGTTACGGATAACCACGTCTGTTGAGAATAATCTCTGTAATCGTGAAAATAAGCCTCTATCTGCCATTTTTTAGTTTTGTTATAAATATGTTACAATAGCCATTTTATGCTCTCATTTTTGCCTCCTATATCCATATTGTATGGATTATCGACACTATTTTGAGAATAAACGCCAGTGTAACTGGTTTTTGTTGATTTAACTGCACCCAACGCTGCGCGAGCAGAATCTAAACTTTGCTGTTGAAACTTGAGCGACGTATCTCGTAGGAACATACCAATCCCAAATGACATAACCAAGTCATCGTTGTAACCTGTTTGAGCTTCTGGTCTTCCGTTTTTCCAAATGAATACTTTCATTTCCTCTAGTAAGCGTTTTGAATGAATTGTTACTGACCTATCACCAACAAATTCACGGAATTTATTGATACATAACGGTCTAGTACGCATTGACATTGTAAACCCAGGGACCATTTCGCTATTACCTTCATACACACGTAAATATGAATCTGCTGTTAGTTGATCTGATTTTGGTGAATGGTATAAATTTCTATATCCTCTTTCAATAATTGCATCTAGTGTTGCCCAACCAATATTAGCATTTTCTACTACCAACATTGCATTGTTGTATTCGGTAGCTAAACCTGTAAGGAAATATCCAAATTCTTTAGGTGGTAATTGACCTCTATATTCTGCAACTTGTGTATTAGTTGCAATATCAACTACATGACATGCTGAAAAGTCTTTACCATCACCTCGAGCAACGTCAGCAATTACCATATATTCTCTAGAATAATCTGCTACTTCCCAAATCCATAGGTTTTGGTCTACACCTCTACGTTCGATTGGATCTTGAATAGTTGTTTCTTTAATAAAGTCAATCCATTCAGAATAGAATACGATATCACCTGAAGTGCTAAAGTCACAGTCACATTCTTGTGCTGCTAATCTAGGATCACCTAGTAATTCATCTTGACGTTTTCTCCAATTTTCATCTCGTTCAGGATGAACCCACCAAGGTAGTTTAATTGGTAAAAAGTCGTTTTCATTATTTTCAGCTGAAACCCATGTTTTATGAAACCAGTTACCGGTACCATAGGGGGTGGATAACACAATAGCACCACCACCAGTAGCTAGGGTTTGTTGAGCTGAGGCCCAAATCTCTCCAATTTGTTCAATAAATGCTGCCTCATCTACTAGTAGTAAAGATACTGCTTCTGATCGACCTGCATCACTTGATGCTGATGTTGCTTTAATTTGGGACCCATTGCTTAATCGCAGTGAAAGTTTGTTGTTTTCATCTGCATCAATTTTGAGCCATGAAGGTAAATTGTCGTACATAAATTTTACCTTCGTAACCATGTTACGGGCTGTTTCTTGTTTTGTCGCAATACAAAGTACGTTTTTATCTTTATGGAATAACATTAACCACAAAGAATAACCTGCAGACAAAGTTGAGATACCTAACTGTCTTGATTTTAGAATAATCGAGTATGGGTTATCTCTTAATAAACGTAATGTTTTTTCTTGGAAAGGGTATAAATTGAAAATAACACGGCCACGTTGTGGGTGTTGTATGTGACAGTACTTTTTCATAAAGTGGGCCGGGTCTTGAGCACACTTTAAGTATTCCTGTCTAATTATTGCTTTTAAATCCTGATCAGCCATTATTTTCCAATTCTCCAGTACATACGGCCTGATAGAACTGGTTGGAAATCTTGATTAACACCTAGTCCAAAACCGTATACATTTCTTTTTTTACTTCTAAACAACATTTCACCGCCTAAATAATTTAATTGGTCTGTTCTTCCTTGCAAACCTAAACCCCAGTAAAATTCATTTTTATTTAAATAAATTTCTTTAGTAATTGTAGTTGTAGGAATTAAAATATTAGTTCTAATATCTCTCGCTAAAATAGTATTACGAGAAATAGTATCATTTATAATAGCATATCCTACAGTATCAATTTTGAGGGTATCTGAGTAGTAATACTTTGCATAATAATCTCTTAAAATAGATAAAGTATCAATGGGTGTCTGGAAAGTATCAATTTCAGTTACAATTTTGGTTTTCCATTTTGGGACATAAGTTTCCTTAATGGTCTCAATTGTATCGTATCTTACCTCAATTTTAGTAATTACTTCAGGTTCTACCGGATCACTATTCCCGTTACAAGAACGCATAAGGAGAATAATAACTACTAACACTACAATAAGTAGTGATTGGATATTTTTAAAGAAGTCCTTCAAGTTCTTTTTTAATTTTGGTAAGTTCTTTTAAACGAGTTAAAAGTTTTGATTTTTCTGGTTCTTCAGCATCTTTATACTTTTTAACTAACTTTTTCATCTCGTTAGTAGTTTCACCTAATTTATTAGCAATCTTAGATACAGAATCTCCTTTTTTAATCTCGGCATCACTAGGTTCAGTATCATCTTCTTCTTCCATAAGGTCAGAAGATAACTCTTTAGTTTTTTCTAACTCCTTATTTAATTCAGCTTGTGCCTTAGCTTTATCTTGGATATCCTTAGTTGATTCCTCTTCGGATAACATAGAAATAATTTCTTCGCGAAGATATGCTTTAAACTCAGATTTTTTCATCGTAGTATTTTTGTTATAAATATCACGAAAAAATTACTTTTCTCATTTGTTCAATACGTTCTTCAGTCGTACCTGATAGAGTATTAAAATTTTTAATACGATGAAGATATTTATTGGTTAACAATTGAATAGTTTCATCAATCATTTTTCTATAATTAGCATCAGTTTCTCTAACCCCATTATCTTCAATTTCTACTCCTTTAGGAGAAACGTAAAAAATATAATCGTATTCATGAAGCATATTAGCAGCAAAATCACAAAAATCTTGTGCTTCAAGATAATTCATTGATTTAGAACATTTAGCAAATGCCATTACATCAATAATAGTACGATCTGTAATAATATTTTCTTGCATTAATTCGCTAGCACGTTCAGCTAAAAATACTGCTTGACCTTTAACTGTTGAATCCGTGTTTAATGGAATCCCCATTGCCATTAGCTCCTTAGAACGTTCTGTTCTAGTTGTATAATCTTTAAATTCAGGTACCTCTTGTAACGCATTTACAAGCGTTGTTTTACCTACTGACATTGTTCCGCAAAGACCTATCTTCATAACTAAAATTTATTTCCAAATATAAATAAAACTTTGATGAATTCCTACTTGAGCATGAAAGTTTTTAAATCCCTTATTTAACACAAAATTAATAAAATTATTTCTTTCTAATTTTTGTTCGTATTCAGAAAGTTTTTTATTATCATGATATTCAAAAAATATTTTTTGTATTTTATCCCAAGTTTCTTGTTTAGTTTGATTAAAAGCAGTTTTTTCAAACCCCTCAATATCAACTTTCATGTAATCAATATGATCAATTTTATTTGCCTTAAAAAATAAATCTAATGTAACACATGAACGTAGTTCCGTTTCCCACCAATTAGGCCATTTTGCTACTTCAATTTGACCTTCATGGTCTGAAATTGCTATTGGAAATAATTGCCAATTTTCACCTTTATTTAATTTAAGTGCTTCATATACCCCAGGATCAGGTTCTAAACAATAAATTTTAGATGCACCTTCTAATTCTGCTTTAATAGATGTTAAACCAATATTAGCTCCTAAATCTAAAAATACATCACCTTTTTCTAATCCTGGGAAATTAGGGGCTATACCTCTAAGTTCGTTGTGAACTAAATTACCCCAAACCATAGCTCCTTCCCAACCATATCGATTACCAAAGTCTATAGCATTGCCTGATAAATCCCAGTTTGTAATGTCTATTACTTGACCATCTTTAGAATAAAACTGTTTTCCTCTTATCATTTGTTATCTAACCATTCTCTATAAACTCTATAACTATCTGAATCAAAATGTTCTGTACTTACCTCAAATATAACCCCATCCGTTAGGGCTTTGATTTGGTGAGGTTGTCCAGGATATTGTCTTACACTATCTCCTTCTTTAAGTTCAACTTCATGTACTTGACCATTTTCAGTATCAATCCAACGATATAAAAACTCACCTTCATTTACATACCAAGTTTCATCTTTTTCTAAGTGATAGTGCATGCTAAAGTTACAACCTTCTTTGAACACAAGCAACTTACCACAATAAAGTTCGTTATTTTCAAAAATGATTTCATGCCCCCAACCTTTGGGGACATTACACTCCTTACATTCTTTAGCATTAAACACAATTGGTTTTTCCATACTAGTGTCTTGCGTTTACACCTGATTGTTTATACCAAGGAAGTCCTTCTCTGTTTTTAAGAGCCTCTTTCCAACTTTCTTGATCGTATTCTCTACCATTTAAAAACCAGGCTTTTTTAAGTTCACATTCTTCACCTTCAATAGGTTCAATAGCAGGCCCATCCCAACTATGGTATTTCCAGTTTTCTTCACCTTGCATTTTAATAAAATGATGATACGCACCTTGCGATCTCATTCTTCTGTACTCGTATAATTTTTCTTTTGCCATAATATTTATTTAAAAGTGTTCGTGAAAATCAGGATAGTCTTGCATGTCTTCTGCATATTGTAGAATATATTCTGCAACATAAGTTCCTTGGGCACCTGAAACTGTAATACCTCTTGCACTTAAAGCATCACCTACAAAGTGTACATTGTTGTAATCAGCCAATGCTAATGTATCATAATCCACAAGTGGTTCAGGAGACAAATATTTAACTTCAGGAATGTAAACACCCCAATCATCACCTAATGTTGGGAATACTTTTTTCATATCCTCAATAAAGTCTTCAATATAATCGTAGTAACCCTGAAATGCATCCTTTACAATATCAAGTGAATCAATAGGTAAAGCAGCAATTCTTTCACCTTCACTTGTAACACCTACTTTACGTGATGGGCTATAATATAAACCAGCTTGGA